CTATACTGTTTTCTTACGAAAAATAGAGTTATACCATTTAACCGTTTCTTTCTGTTCATTCGGAGCATCGGTTGATGACGAAGTTTCTACGTTGCCCGCTACTAGATCAGAACGCTTGAATAAAATAATCTTCATTACTTGTTCACGCTGTTCTTCATTTAAAGCGTAGCTTCCCATGATCGTTGCTATATCGCCTTCTCCGCGCTCATAGCGAGTGATGCAAGCATGAGCACAAATACGTATTTGAGCCTCTGTTAAAGTTGCCATGGTTATGACTTCACCTCTTTTTATAAATTTTTCTATTACATATAATTCTCAGTACACGTCATTTCCCTGTGTTACCAAGCATGAGCTGGGTCAGCGTCACTTCGAGATCTGCAATACGTTGCTTCAATTGATCTGTCTCGCTGGGCTGTTGCCCTGCTTTTTGTGTCAGTTCCTTAATTGCTTCATCACTCAACCCTTCACTCCAGAACGTCGCCGGGTCTTTTCGTTCTGGAGCCGTAAATGTCTGAGCAAAATATACAGGTTCATCCCCGCGTTCGTTTTCCGGCTTATTTCGCCATTCATCATGCAGCTTCTGAAATAAAGCTTGGGATTCGTTGTTCAACTGTTCAAAGGCTTTTTGTGCTTCTATCAGCTTTTGATTATATTCCGCTTCATGGGTCAGCCAACCTTGGATGTCAAAACGAGGATGGTATAAACCAGGTGGCACTGGAATCCCTACTGTATAACCAGCGGGGATGCTTTCTGAATTGGTTGCATCTATGGTACTAGTGCTACTGTCAGCAAGCCGATGGGTGTCTAGTTGCTGGTTTGTATCAGATAGCGTAGGCGAAGATGGAGTATAAAAAGGGACGATACCTGAAAAGGTATCGTCCACAAGCTCGTCCTCTAGATAGAGGCCGTTTGTATTTACTTTAGGTACTATTTTCATGCGTTATACCCCCTCTATTTTTCTGCAAGGAATGGCGGCAAACTGTCCAAACTAACCCAGCCAGTATCCGTTATCGTGATCCCAACTACAGGAACCATAGCGACATTACCATTAGCTCCAATATTAATACGTCCCATGACATCATGCGCATTATCAGTATTTGCCGCCACTACTGCCACAATTGAAAGCGATGGCCTGTATCCTGCTGGCAAATGGAACATTGAAGTGTTTAACGCTCCAGGTTTAGCCACTCCTTTTATGTGAACATACCCCGCCGAATCTTTTAAGTAAGATATTTGGCTTAAATCTGGAGCCCTGTTAGTCCATCCATTCAGCAACGTAGGAGTAAGCCATGTAGGATTATCTTTGTCAGCCTTCTTGTTCTCAAGCACACTCACACGCGCGGTGTTCTGTTGTACACTGTCCACCAAGTCCGACAGCAACGTTTTTTCATTCGCTGCATAGTTGCCCTTGAACGATACGACAGGCGAACGCTCAAAAGTAAGGTAAGTTACACTATAAGATGATCCAGCGTCATGATCGGCATCATATTGCTGCGCCAACGCTCCCGCACTCGTAACTATTCTATTGGTTATCATCCATGCATGATCTCGTTCTCCATTTTTATAAATCGCCAAAATATCCGATGCTTTTTGTTTAAGCCACGCCGTAGCAGTGTAGTTTGCGTTATTGATATTCCATAATTTTTCCACAGGTTGTTGATACGTCTCATTTCGTTCGCGCAGCACAATCCCTGTACCTACTTCAACCAGATTGTCCCCCTCGTTAAAGGATAACTGCCCCTCTAAAATAATTGGCTCTACGGCTGGAGTTGCAAGTTGGTATACAAGTTGATGCGGTGTGTACCCTGCATATGCTTGTTGCGGTACGGATTGAGTGAAGTTAGGCAATCCAATACGTTGCACCCAATACTTAGTACCTGTACCGTTCCACGTTGCCGTAGTGGAAGCTTGGGCATTGGCTGGCGTTATGGTATTAGCGTCATAGGCTTTATAACCGTAAAAGTAAGCTTTTATGTCATCGGAATTTGGAAAATAGCTGTCAGCCCATCCGCTATCAGCAATTGGGATAGCTATATAAACGTCTCCGGCTGCTGTGACTGCATTTGTATCAGGATTACTTCCTGTATTCCCTTGTGGCAATAGCTTACCGTCAAACTTCGTACCGATACCACTTCCCGCTATTGCGCCAGGTGCCAGCCCTACTACTTTTACCTGTCTAAGTCCAGCGGCAGAAGAGTCGCCAAGCACCCATGCCTTGCCACCATCCAACGTTAACCCTTGCCATTTCTTAGCCTTGAAGTATTGTCCATCTCGCTCAAATACCGTGTCCGCATTATCTCCTGTAACTGGATCGGCGTACAGGTCTGTCTGCAACGCTAGCATGGAGTCTTCACGGGGTTTAAAAGGCTTGACCGTGCTGCCGATGTTCAGCATTGGCTTTGTCATGGTGACGGCTGTTGAGGATGTGCCTAGCAATCGGATATTAGCAGCTTGACTCGTTGCTGTGAATGTGGCGCTTAACAACCCTGAACCCACTGCCTCAACTATAATATCGGACTCAGGATCGTCCGTAACTGTAACCCTACCAGTCGCCCCACCCGATTGAACTGATACAGTGTACTTTTGTCCGGGCACTAGCGGCGATACAGTGTGTACTATTTTGTTATCCAACGTGACAGTAATGCTCTTTTCGTCCACTATGGTAGGTGTCCCCTGTTTGGCTGACCACTCAAAGAAAGAAGGCAACATATTCTCCCCATACCGAATCGCATACGGATTACGCACAGGCATAATGCTATCCACATATGGATATTTGATAGCTACCTGTTCAGCGGTCATGCTATCTAAGGCAGCATAATCTGAAGCGTTAATCTCATAAAGACGAATAGCGTCTGCATAAAAAGCTTGGCCAGTTGCTGTTGAAATTGATGTAACTTCCAAGTTCATTGCAATATCGTTTGTCGGTGCACATTTTGTATAGATCGTTACAAATCGACTCTGATCTTTGGACTGTTTGAGCGCCTTATTACCACCTGTAGAAAAGTTTACATATATATTATTTGAGGCATTGATGTTTTTAACCTCAGCTAGGGCGATATAGTATCTTCCACCAGTAAGCTTTAATCCGGTACTATACACGTTATACACACCGGAGGCATTCTTTGCAGTAACCTTGATAGATCCCGTACCCTGCGCCTTATTAGATGTATCAACTGCAAGATCAGCTTCCCAACCTAAAAGGCTGCCGATTCGGTCACAAGAGCCTGCCCGCCCCAACAAATTCACCAACGTACGCCCGCTCAGCCCCGTCAATGAAAATGGGGCAGCCTTTTCCGCATGAACAATCTGTATCCCAGGTTCCAAAGTTACCGCCTTGCGTTCCGTCGTATCGAGACGCTTCTTAATCTCATTTACACTGTCGTTCACACCACCAGCAAATTTATCAACAGCCCGCCAGTTTTGATCCAAATACTTTTCCAAATCAAAATATGTGGTTTTGGGTGATGTGCGGTCAATTTGATTTAAACCAAGATTCGGTGTTTTTTCGCTTGCCATGTTATGCGCCACCTCCTAAATACCTATCCTGTGTTGTATGTTCATTTTCATAGAGGGTCATAGACTCTACTTCGGCAATGGTCAGGTAGCGTAATTTGTACTCCACCGCCATATGAGCAGGCTTGATCTCCTCAATGGCTGCTTTAAGATCCTCCACGTTGGGTGGAATCCCAATGGTATCTATAAATTTGACCGTAAATCCCCATTCGACGGGGTGAAAAGTAACATCTACCGTTCCTCCGTCGTACGCTTCAGCTACGTTTTTGACAAGTCGGCCGGAAAAAGTGCCTGCCCCCCGTAGCTTTGATTCCACCACTGCACGCCGTTGATCCAATGGCTTCGCCAGGTCGGTTTCGATCCCCAGCTCCATTTCCCAGCGTTCCAACCCCCAGGTGGCAGTACGTACGAAAAACTGTCCCACCGTTGCATCCATTGCAAGATACAAGGCGTCCAATTCGCTTCCTTTAGCATCCATATTGGAACGCATCACACGTGAGGTTTCATAATAGGCGGGCAAATAGGAAAGCAGCTCGCGTCCCCGCTCGCTGCTCATTTGATCCACTGTATCTCCCGCTATTGCTACCCTGTTAGCAAAAGTGCCACTACGGTTTGCGCGTTTTCCCTGGTCTGTGTTATTCAATAAATCTTCAAAACTGTTTGTTTTATCGTTACTCACTGACGCTCACCGTCCCCAGCACGGCTACCTGACCTGATCCAATCTCAATATTCTGATTGCTCTGTCCATTGATTTTCAGTTCAGAGAAATCAATAATAATCGGAATGTCCAGCAGCACAGCAGAAATCCGGGTATACCGTACCAACGGGTCTGCCTTGTAAAAAGCAAGCTGCTTCAAATACGTCCGCACACCGTTTTCGATCAGCTTTTTGATTTCATCCAGTGTCGACGGCTTTTCTTTGGTACGCTGTACCTTGACCGAAATGTTAATCTCCACTTCTGCCGCTGGCATGATCGTCACCACGGGACCTGCTGGTGCTAGCCCTTCGCCTTGCCCATCCTGGGTCGGATCAATATACTTCTGCACTGCAGCCACGATATCCGGGCTGGCTGCTCGTTTATCCGTATCCAGCACATATAACCCCACTGTTCCTGGCCCTTTCCACAGCGGAACAACCTCCACGCCACCAACGCCAGCTATCTCATTCGCCCACTGGGTATACTGCGCCTTGTTGCCACTTGTGCCCTGGTTCCGCACCTTGGCATAAAAACGCTCCAGTAACAGTTGGTCGCTCTCAACGTCTGTGCCGCTTTTGGTTTCCTCCGTATTGATCACGGAGGAAACCCCGCTAATCGGAGTAGCCATCACCTGGATGACGCCTGCTGGAACATTGCCGCGGCGTCCGGGATTAACCGCCCGAATGATCGCTTCTCCTGTGCCCTGCTCATCCAGCGTGACCGAGGCCGTGGTCGCATACTCAATGGAGGCTTCTCCGGACACATCATCTGCCGGAGTCGCCACCAACGTTCCCGCTGGGATAGTTGTCCCCGCTGTGCCTGTGAACTTGACCTTCCCTGAGGCCGCAACGGCTTCCCGCCGAATCACTCCATGTTCTGCTGTCCGCAAATCCAGCTCTGGCGAGCGGAAATCCGGGTTATCGCTGGCTGCTGTGCTGGCAAAGCCTCGACGCAGCAGTTCCTGCGCCCAGATTGCGGCTTCAGAAAGCATAAACGCCACCGGCGCCTGTGCATCCCAAATAAAAGAGCCCTCGGACTTATCAATGTCCGAAGGCACTTTTTCCAGCATTCGATTTAAAATTTCCTCTTCCGTCTGGTCTACCAAATATTCCGGCAAGTCTGCCATTAGATCACCACACTTTCCACAATTTCCGTTTCATCTCGCACGTTCGTAATCTGGCAGCTAAAATAGCATGCCTCACCTTCCCAGCGAAACGTAAACTGATCCACACTAGACGTACGTGCATCTGCTAGCAACGCCTCTGTGACCATGCGTTTAATTTCACTTTCCTGCACACCGTGCCCATAGCTGCTGCCAATCAGCTCCTCGAGCTCACTTCCATAGTCAGGCGAATAGATCACATGCCGATAACGAGGAGTGCCAATCGCTTTTTCACACCACTGTACCCAGGCTTCTTTCTCGCCTGTAGTCACGATTTTACGACTAGGGCTCATAACAAACTCGCCGGCTTCAAAATCAAACCTCCAGCTTCGCCCAAATACCGCACGATTATCCTCCAGCACATCTGGATCGGTCACATCTGTGTCTGTCCAAATCATATCGTCTGTTTCTGGAAACAAATTAGCCACGTCCATTCACCACCTTGCACACGACCACCACATCGTTGCCACTATTCACCCGCACCGCCAGTACACGATCCCCAGGCTTAAGTCCTTTGTTCAGACTCAGATTTACATCCTCCAGCTCATCTTCCCCGATATAAAAGGAAGTTTTCAGCTCTTTGCCTTCCCAATTTTCTGATTCCACCGAGGTTGAGGTACCTTTGTACATATGGCGTGGTACAGATAGCAGTCCCGGCAGCTCGGCGACTAGATAATCCTGAAGCTCATGTTTAAAATCGTCCAACTTGAGTCCTGTGGAGGTGATGGTACCTAATACTGCACCTACTCCACTCAGCGCTTGCCGGGTGTGTCCCACCATGGACGACTGCATTACACTTACAAATGCACCATAAGGATCTTTACTCAAGAAAATACCTCCTTTTAACCATATCGAAGGAAGCGAGCTCTAAAGTCATATTCCCCGGATTCCCCAAATCCCGACTGACTGAAGTAACAATCAGTCTTAATCCTTGTAACATCACAGCTTCACCGGCACGTATGGTGTTAATATCCGGTAAATTAACTGTAAAAGTTTCCTGGATTCCAGTTAGATGACTTTTAGCTAGCTTACTGGCTCCACCAGCTGCTTTAACTTGATCATCTTCCACAAGTTTTTGCAAAGTACCTAGCGCTTTAGTATCCCCTTCCGCTACAGCTAGTATCTTTGACGGCACCTCTTGTCCGCTTCCTGCGTTTTCATCAGCTGTCATTACTTTGACTTTAGTTACGGCTCCCTCAAGTGTCCGTAACTGCGTAAGGTCAATAAATCGGTCTAGTACGTAAGGGGAAGGATTACTACCGATTTTAAACAACTCAAGCCCAGAACTTGTCATACGTAACTGATACAAGTCTCCGCCCAATTTTGCTGTCTCTTTCAAATCAGCAAGCATCATGGAATATAGGGTCTGGGCACGATAGATACCTTTTCCTAACTGCACCTTCGTATCGGGTATTGAAGCAATCTGAAACTCCCAATCCTTTGAGTATTTCCGCAACCTTTGCGTGGCTGTCTGTCCTTTGGGAAATAAATATTCATCTTCAGATTTATCCAAATAAATTGTCCGATCATATACCACCAGAGAGAAACGTTTTGTGCCGCTGTTAGAGCTCTCTACCTCCCACACAACAGCAGGGTGGAGAAGTGGTACCTTCGCGTTTTTTCCAAATGGAATTCCACTGACGCGAATAGGCATTCCTGGGGTAATTGAGGGTATATCTTGAGAAGCAGCTACACGGATACTCGCCTGATATGCAATTTGGTTTAGAGCATCTTTTAAAGTTATTTTCTCAACCAGGGGGGTAAGATCATATTTATCTTGGAGTATTACTTGGTAGCTCATGGCATCACCAGCTTTTGGCCCACTTTGATCCTATTCGGATTGTTGCCTATGGTCTTTGTATTCAGTTGATATATACTTTTCCATTTGGAGCTATCCCCCAACTCCAGCTTGGCAATTTTAGAAAGCGAATCTCCAGCTTTGACTGTGTATGTCTTAGACTTGGTTTTAAGATTCGTGCGTGGAAGCTTACTAGAGTTCACTTTTTGGGGTGAATTTCCTTTCCGCAATACTATTTTAGGCTCTCGCCATGTGCGCAAAGTAATTTCAAAATATATATCTCCTACCTCTCCTCCCCGAAAAGTCGTATTATGGGCAATAATAAAAACAGGAACATTAATGAGCGTATTTGTAATAATAAATTGACAAGGATTCTCTGCTTTTAACATTGCATTCAACCTGTTCATCGCTTCGTTAGGGTCTGGAATATTTTTATATCGACAATAAGATGCATCATACACCTTAGGAAAAAAAGAAGAAAAGGTGATTTCTTTCACCTTTTCTCCTTGTGGAAAATCAAATTCTCCATGTGTAAGCATCGTAACTGTTTCATACCCCTTTTGTCGTGAAATATTCACCTCTTCAGGATTAACTGGGAATTGAAATACGCTTTTACCATTAATCAAAAAAAAGTCTATACCCATAGCCTCCCTCCTTTCTACTGTGATAGGTTTACATTAAACTAGTACAGCTTTAGCGTTTTTAAGGGAACTGCTATCTCCTCCTCCCTTTCTATTAATAATCGCCTGCCGGACTTCATTGACGATTCGGTATCCAACTTGAAGTGCCATCGTGTCGAAATCAATAGAATCTTCTTGAACTGTTACCTGTACTGCTCCAGGAGGTAACGTTACACTAATTTGGTTGTTCGTTTCTGTCTTGAAATCCTTGAGAAAGCCTGAAAAGCTACTCATTTGTTCATCCGTTATTTGCACGAATTGAGGAGCTGGTTTTCCTCCTTTCGCCGTAGGAATCTGTGAACCACCTGGCCCCATGCCTTGAATTACCTTGGAGCGGTTTTGGGCATCCTGAATAAAAGATGGTAATGGAAGCCCCGGATCAACCGAAGGAAATCTTGACAGAGCTAACGACGCCACAGGTATAGTGGAAGCGGGATTATAAGATTGTGATGCCTTAATTACATAACCAGCAGGTTGTGATTTCTCAGGCTTATTTGAATAACCAAATATATTGGAGAGGTCATTTTTCAAACTTTCTGTTTGATTAGAAAACCAATTACTTACATCAGATGCTTTATTACTCATCCAATCCGTTGCTTGTGAAGCTTTTTCTCCAACCCAATCTTTTGCAACACCGGCTTTCTCGCCAATCCAGTCCTTTGCACCAATAGCTTTTTCTCCAACCCAATCCATTGCAGAAGTAGCCTTTTCTTCGACCCAATTACTCATTTCAGAGAACTTTTGACTCAGCCATTCACCTGCTAAACTATCTATTATAACACTTGCAATTGCACCAATAAGGCCACCGATTAAAGTACCTATACCTGGAGCAATCATTGTACCAATGGCTGCGCCAGCTGCGGTAAGACCGCTTCCCAAAACTGCTGATGTAATGACAGCCGGACGTTCTTCTGGCGAAGCAGTAGCAATGTCAGCAATATCTAAAACAATACTAATCGGGCCAAGTAGCTTTTTGCCCCCCTTCATAGCTCCCTTAGCTAATTTATTTAGTGTATTGCCAGGATTTTTGCCAAGCAGCTTTTTTCCGAAATTTAAAATTTTCCCAAGTGTCCCCGCATTCCCACTCGGTTGTCCCCCTGGGACTGGCTTAGATCCAGGTTTTGGGCTGAAAATACGTTTTACCTTTTCCCACAACTTAGGAATTCCTCGTTTTTTGCTAGGACTTTTTTTGTTGCGCTTATTTTTCTTTTTGCTTTTGCCATCAGGTCCATCTTGTTCAGCGATGCTTTTTTTACTTTTTCCTTTTTTCCCACAACAGCAACAATTACAGATCACCTTAATTTTTGGGGAAACTCGAATAGGACCTGTTTTTACGTTGATTTTAGGCGCATATTTAGGAGCTGCGACTCTAATATTCAATCTTGGTGGTTTAACTTTGATATCGTAATTAAAGTTAAAGTCAAATTTAGGATCCTTAATTTCTACCTTTGCAGTAACACTGATAGACTTGTTCACAATATTTGAAACATTTAAATTATTTCCTCCGTTGCCGCCGCTAGCTTTTTTCTTATTCGTTCCTTCTTGATCAATGCCTGTTTTAGCACGTGCAACAATATAGGCATCCCTTAGGCTTTTTAACTTTCTGATAAGCGCTTCAAGCACCGGGGTCGCCTTGTCAATGAGAAAGACTTTTGGCCTAATGCGTAGCCGGCTAAGACGAACAGCTAGGCTATAAATATTTCCAAGATGCCTATGCATATACTTAAGTTCCGTATTCAGCTTAATCAAGCTCTGATAACGGGCACGCCCAAGGCGATCGGAAAGCCGTTGTATCTGCTCAATATAGCGACTTGTTGCTTTAAGTTCCCGGTTTGTAATAATCAAATCCTCTACATCTGTAACAATATTAACTCTATAGTTACTTGATCCTGCCATTTACTCACCTCCTTACTTATCTATCATTGCTGTATTTGCTTGGATAATGCGTCTAGTTCCTCTTCAGCAAATGCAATTAACATATTTTTTTCCCCTCTGTTTAAGGCCCAAAACTCTCCGGGACGGAGATGATGCCGTATCCACAGATGATACAGCACCGATGTCATTCCGCCGGAGCGAATCAGTTTTTTAGATCATCAATTTCCACACCGAAGCCAGACAGTTCCAGCACCTTATCCCCTACTGCATCCAGTTCACCTGCCAGAAGCATTCGACGTACTGCCTGTTCACCACCAGACAATTTAAGCCGGCTAGTAATTCGCGGATCACCCCATCCGTTAATTTGCAGACCTTTTACTTCTAGACCAGCCGTAGCTTCAGAGATAAGCAATGCATTGAATGTTTCTGTATCTACTTTTTCATCTACACGGCCTTTAATCGTTTTACGAATTGTGCACCGTTCACGGATGCTATCTACTTTGTTGGATGTCAAACCACGAAGTGTGAGAAGCATATCCAGGCGCTGAATACGAACAGTTTCCTCTGGTAATTTATCTGCAGCTTCAAAAAGACTATCCAAAATTTGTTCTTCTGACATATTTTCAGGCAAACTCATATTAAATCCCCCTATTAATTTTTTGAAAATTGGGCCCGGATTACTCCAGGCCCACCATAACCAATAAATTATTCAGCAACGATAGGATCAAGCAGCTCATAGCCTTCGAAGGTGAAAGTAGTTTCTTCTGGTACTTCTTCCCCTGCAGTCCAGTTAGCCAATTGAATTTTATCCGGCATGCAGCGAATCAAACGGACACGTTCATGTCCAAAAGATTCGGGATCGTCCAGCTTGGAAATAATATCGAATTTCTCAAAACCACGACGAATCATATCAGAAGTTACTTTGTAACCACTCATCGTCCCAGTACCTTTTTTAGCTCCATTTTTATGGACTTTCCACGTATTACCTACCAAATTCAGTTCTCTTTTATCAATTTCCACGCTAGCTTCCAGCTTGTTAATATGTGTCTGCCATACCCCATCAATATACGCCTGACCAAACGTACCTAAAATAACTCTTGAAGCATCCAACATTTCTTTTTCCTCCTCAAAATAATTCATAATATAGTTCGGGATTTCACAAAGTCCTCGTTGTTAAAAAGCTACCTTAATCCTACTGATCGCCTGCGAAATGCTTTTGCGCGTAAAATGCTTATTTATTGCACGTAAAATGTACCGAACAGCTGCTCCATCACGTCGGTGAGCTTCACGTTCCATTGCAGGAACACTTGATCCGGCTCCGGTTTGATGACTGGCGCATCACCGTAGTAGGCTGGGTCCAGAATGACATCGTAGCCATCCGCCTCGATTACGTTGCTCAGCGACAGCTGTGCCAGGTATTCTTTGATCGCACCGATGAGTGCCAGACGGCCTTCCACCGTGTTGTTGATTTTGCCAATGTAAGTCTCTTCGGCTGCACGCTGCAAGTCAGCGTTAATGGCATCCATAACACGGATGGAACGGATTTTCTTCCATGCGTTGTTTTGTCCGGCAGACGGGTTCACCAAGCTGTTGATTCCACGCAGCGCTTTGACCTGACGGCCGTCGAAGAACAGGAGGAACACCCCGTTACGGACAGCCTGTTCCTGCTCGGAACGTGTCCAGCGGCGGGTTACATCCTCAAAAGGCGTAACCGCGTACGTTGCGGATTGGTTCAAACGTTGGCCTGCGATCAGCCCGGCTACATAGGCAGCCGTTTGGGCGGAGCTGTAGTCCGTACCTGCCAGGCGTACACCTGTACCCACGTTCACGATGCCTTCATGGTTCAGCGCCAGGGAACGTGCAGAAGCCAAGCTGACAGCTGTTTTGGACACATCGTCTGCCGCAGAACCGCCGAATACAGCGATGACGCCTTTGCCTTCGCTCCGCACACGTTTGATCCAGGCAGCAAAGCTTTGCAGCAATGCCAGATCGGCTGCATAATCGAGGGCCAGCACATTAAACTCCTGTCCTTCAAGTGCTTCCTGCATGGCGATGTAATCGGCATTAACCAGCTTGCTATTGCCGCTATTGCCGCCTGTCAGATGCACGCCGCTAACATCCGCTGGAATGCCACCTTCGCCGACAACCTCGGCCTTCACCCATACGTTTTCGCTGTTTTCGTTCAGCGCTTTGGCAATCGAAGCAGCCGTACCGTCACTGCCTTTGTACGTACCCAGCAGCTTGGTTCCTTCATAAAGGCGCACCTCACGAGCTTGCTCGTCACCCAAAGTCGGCTGTACCGTTACGGCAAAACCATTACCGCGGCTTCCTGTGTACAAAGCCTTCAAACGCAGCACGTCGGTCGGGGTCTCGCCACCGCTTTTCAGCGTTACAGACGCTTCAGCAGCCGTGTCATCTGCCAAGCGGTAAGCGAGCAGTTTTTTCGGACCTCCCAGCAAAGCCAGATACAATGTGGAATATGCTGTCGCACCGTTCTCACTGTCGCCGGAGAAGATTTGGCTAATAGCCGTTTCACTGCCAACCTCTACAAACTCACGTACAGGGCCCCAATTTGCCTTGACAGGCACAACGACCGTACCACGTGATCCACCTTGAATCGCTGAAGCTGCTGCTGCCTGAAAATTCATATACAAACCCGGCAATACCGGTTTATTCGTGTTTTCCCATGTTCCGCCTGCCATAATTAATCCACCTTCGCTTTCATAAATTGTTCGATTTTAGTGTGTGCTTCTGCTACCGTGAACAGCTTGTCTTGTGCGCCAAAAAAGGCGCCTGCCAGCACTTCTTCTTTCACAGAAAACAATGATTCTGCGTGCTCCTTTAGTTCCTCCAGCGTGTAGCGTGGGCCACTCGCTTCCTGCCCGTCATGTACCGGGGCCTTTTCTTGGTTTTCCAAGGTCACTCGGACCACCTCATTTCAAAATAGGATGAATTTCCACTCTGCGAATCAATGCCGCTTCCTCAGCCGGACGCATACGCCGCTGTACCAGCGTCAGCCGAAGCTGACCGTCTAAAATGGCATCTGCCTGCAAATCGGCTGATGCTTCAGCCGTAGACATATAACGGCCCTTGTCCTGCTCCAGAGGAAGCTGGATTTGAGCGGCAAAGCCTTCGACCAGCGCGGAAGCTGCGCGATTCTCTTCGGTGGTATCCGGAGCGGTAATATGCGCGATGAACCGTTTGCGGAGCTCATACAT